GACGCGCTAGCCGTTACTTTTGCCTTCCCCGTCGCGCACCGCGAATACCGCGAGGCAACCCGGCGCCCCGCATCATCCCACGCCAGCGTAACCAACTCTTGGATGGGGTCATGAAGAAAAGCGTATCGTTATCGGTGGGCCGTGGTGAGAAATTGCCGGTCAGCAAAGGTGCTGGCCTGACCGCCAAGGGCCGCGCGCGTTACAACAATGCTACCGGCAGCAATTTGAAGGCACCGGCACCAAACCCCAAAACGTCAACGGATAAAGGGCGCAAAGCGTCCTTCTGCGCCCGTATGTCTGGCGTGGTGGCTAAGGCCAAAGGCCCGGCAGAACGTGCAAAAGCATCTCTTAAACGATGGAAGTGCTAATTATGAAGCCAGGACTCTACGCCAATATCAACGCCAAACGTGACCGCATCGCTGCGGGTAGCAAAGAGAAGATGCGGAAACCCGGCACGCTCGGCGCACCAACGGCCAAGGCGTTCAAGCAGTCGGCTAAAACTGCAAAGAAGGGTAAATAATGCCTCTCGTTAAGTCAAAATCGCCAACCGCCTTTCGCAAAAACATCAAGGCCGAGGTTGCTGCTGGCAAGCCGATCAAGCAGGCCGTGGCAATAGCTTATTCGGTCAAGCGCGCGGCAGCGGGCAAAAAGAAAGGCAAGTAGTGGCCTATCACGACACAGGCATTAACGAAGCCGGCGAAGTCTCGTCAGGCGGCACTAAGTCTGACCGTGACAACGGCGAGATGCTGGCGACCATGCGTACGCGCCTGACGATGGCGATCGCCGCCTACTCGGATTCCCGTGAGGACGAGCTGGACGACCTGCGCTTTCGTGCTGCATCACCGGACAACCAATGGCAGTGGCCGGCTGACGTGCTAGCGACCCGTGGTTCGGTGCAGGGCCAGACGATCAACGCCAGACCTTGCCTGACCATCAACAAGCTGCCGCAGCACGTCTTGCAAGTTACCAACGACCAGCGGCAGAACCGGCCCTCGGGCAAGGTGATACCGGCTGACGACAAGGCCGACATTGAAGTAGCCGAAATCTTTAACGGTTTGGTGCGGCACATCGAGTATATCTCGGACGCTGACGTGGCCTACGACACCGCCTGCGACAACCAGGTCACCTTCGGCGAGGGTTACTTCCGCATCCTAACCGAATACTGCGACGACAATAGCTTTGAGCAGGATTTGCGGATTGGGCGCATCCGTGACAGTTTTAGCGTCTATATGGATCCGACGATTCAAGACCCGTGCGGTTCGGACGCCGAATGGTGCTTCATCAATCAAGAAATCACCAAAGACGAGTATGAGCGCGAATTCCCCGATGCCGCAACGCTGTCTAGCCTGCAATACGGCGTAGGTGACGGGCAACTGAACGCGTGGATCAACCAAGACACCGTGCGGATTGCCGAATATTTCTACATCGAGCATGAAGCCAAGAAGCTAAACCAGTATCACGGCGGGATCACCGCAATGGCCGGCTCACCCGAGGCCAAACAGGCCGAAATGATGGGTTTGAAGCCTATCAAGACCCGTGATGTGGACGTTCGGACGGTCAAATGGTGCAAAACTAACGGTTTTGAGGTGTTAGAAAAGCGCGATTGGGCGGGCAAATACATCCCCGTTATTCGCGTTATTGGCAACGAATTTGAGATTGATGGCCGCATGTACGTCAGCGGATTGGTGCGGAACGCCAAAGACGCGCAGCGCATGTATAACTATTGGGTCAGCCAGGAAGCAGAGATGCTGGCACTGGCACCCAAGGCACCGTTTATCGGCTACGGTGGTCAATTTGAAGGCTACGAGCAGCAGTGGAAAACGGCCAACATCAACAACTGGCCGTATTTGGAAGTCAATCCCGATGTGACCGACGGGCAAGGTGGCCCGTTGCCGCTGCCGTCAAGGGCGCAGCCGCCGATGGCCTCCAGTGGCCTCCTGCAAGCCAAGGCGGGGGCGTCAGACGACATTAAAAGCTCAACGGGCCAGTATGACTCCAGTCTCGGCGCCACCAGCAACGAACGCTCGGGGCGCGCCATCTTGGCGCGTGAGAAGCAGTCGGACACCGGCACTTATCACTACGTGGACAACCTGGCGCGCGCCATCCGCTACGCCACACGGCAACTGGTCGATCTGATTCCGAAGATTTACGACACGCAACGCATCGCGCGGATTATTGGGCTGGATGGCGAAACGGATCAAGCCATGATCGACCCGATGCAACCGATGCCGGTCAAGAAGATTCAGAACGAGCAAGGCATTGTCATCAAGAAAATTTATAACCCCAACGTTGGCAAATACGACGTGGCGGTGACGGTTGGCCCGAGCTACATGACCAAACGGCAGGAATCGCTGGACGCGATGGCGCAACTGCTGCAAGGCAACCCGCAACTGTGGGCTGTGGCCGGCGACCTGTTCATTAAACACATGGACTGGCCGGGCGCGCAGGAAATGGCAAAACGCTTTGCCAAGACGATTGACCCCAAACTGTTGTCCGACGAGGACGATCCGGCATTGCAAGCGGCCAACCAGCAGATGCAGGCGATGGGGCAGGAAATGCAGCAGATGCACCAGATGCTGCAAAACGTCAGTCAGTCGATGGAAGCGCAGACGCTGAAGGTTAAAGAGTTTGAGGCCGAGGTCAAAGCCTACGATGCGGAGACTAAACGGATCTCGGCAGTGCAGGCCGGAATGAGCGAAGAACAGATTCAAGACATTGCAATGGGCGTGGTCGCGGCGGCGATGGAATCGCAAAGCATGATGAACCAGATGCCGGAAATGCGCGAAGAATCTATGCCTATGCAACAGGAACAAATGCCGCCACAAGGGATGCCGCCACAAGGGATGCCGCCTCAAATGCCACCGCAAGGGATGCCACCGATGGGAGCGCCACAGTGAAATGCACCGACTTTTTAGGGATGTTGTTTTTGGCGCGAGATGTGGCGCACAGCGTCCACCTTAACACCCGCAGCTATTCCAAGCATAAAGCCCTAAACATCTTCTACAAGCGTATCGTGGGTGCCGCCGACGACTTTGCCGAAGCCTATCAAGGCAGGCATGGACTGATTGGCCCGATCTCGCTCATGTCGGCCAAGAAAACGGCTAACATTATTGAGTTTCTGGAAGATCAATTGAAAGAAATTGAAGCGGCTCGGTATGACATTGTGGATAAGTCAGACAGCTCGCTGCAACAGCTCATCGACAACATTGTTGAAATATACCTTCGCACGCTCTACAAACTCCGCTTCCTAGCTTAGGACACATCATGTCAGCCAACTATAAAAACATTAGCGCCACCACACAAATTAAAGTCGGACTTACGGTCTTGAAAGGCATCTTTGTCAGCGCCGCAAGCTCAACGCCGCTGATCACCGTCTACGATTCCGGCACCGCAAGCACTGGTGACCCAACCATATTGGGTGTGTTTACTCCCGCAGCGGCGACTAATCACACTTTTACCAATAACGGTATAACGGCAAGCAAAGGGCTGTACGTCGTTATTTCGGGAACGGTAGTAGCAACTATTATTTATGAGTAATTGCAAATGACCGTCAAACTTTCTCCGGTGGGTGGCGCGGGCTGGCAGTTCTTTGACGACGACGGTGTTCCGTTGGCGGGCGGCAAACTGTACACGTACGCTGCTGGCACTACGACGCCGCAGGCTACGTATACAACTATTAGCGGTTTGACCGCTAATCAAAATCCAGTGGAATTGAATTCTGCGGGGCGTGTTTCTGGCAGCACAGAAATTTGGTTAACCAGCGCCGTTTCGTACAAATTGATCTTAAAAACCAGCGCGGATGTTCAGTTGTGGAGTGCTGATGATATTACCGGCATAACTTGAGATAACGGATACTGGATAAATTATGTCTAACGTAAAAATCTCCGCACTACCCGCCGCGACCACACCGCTAGCCGGCACAGAGGTAGTACCCATCGTTCAAGCCGGTGTAACCGCGCAAGTGGCGGTAAGCAATTTTACTACCGCCGCCGCCACACCTACTGTTCTTGGCACGGTATATGGCAAGATGACCACAAGCGGTGGAACTCCATTTTTAACTGCTCTGGGGTATAACGCAGGTGTTTCAACTACTGGCGTTTCAAATACCGCTGTTGGCGCGTCTGCACTATTTACAAATAGCACATCTACAAATAACACTGCTGTGGGGTATCAAGCATCTTACGGTGGAACATTATCCTACAATGTTGCAATTGGTACGCAAGCTCTGTACACCGGCGGCAACAACGATAACGTAGGTATAGGCTATCAAGCACTTTATACCGAGGGCAATACAGGTAACGGTCAGAATGTAGCAATAGGGTCTGGCGCAAGTAGAGTATCGACGGCTTCTGCGTATAACAATGTTTGCGTAGGTTATAGGGCCGGTTATGTTCAGACAACGGGCGTGGCAAACGTGATCGTTGGCGCTGCATCGGGAGCCGCTTTTACAACAGGCCAGAGTGTAACAATAGTAGGGGGAGGGGCTGGCGCAGTTCTGGCAACTGGCGGTGGTGGAACTTACATCGGCGCGAACGCGACGGCATCATCCAGTTCTGTAGCAAGCGAAATTGTTATCTGCACTGGTGGTGGCCCAACGGGTAAAGGCGCAAGCACTGGGTTTATTTCCCCTAATGGAGGGGCTTGCTATCAAGGTAACAACTCCACAACATGGTCAACCACCTCAGACCAACGCCTCAAGAAAAACATCGTTGATAACACTGTTGGCTTAGATGCCATCACTTCAATTCGTGTTCGCAACTTTGAATACCGTTTGCCAGAAGAAGTGACCGAATTACCAGCACACACGGTTATTGAAAAAGTTGGTGTGCAGCTTGGCGTTATTGCCCAAGAGCTTCAATTGGTTCTTCCTGACTGCGTTAAAACTGAATCCACGGGTGTTATGTCTGTAAACGCTGACAATCTGACTTGGTATCTTGTTAACGCCATCAAAGAGTTATCAGCTAAAATAGTTGCACTGGAAAATAAAATATAATTAACCAAACCGTACCAGCGAGGTTCACTGGGGATTCTAAGGAATCAAGCCATGTCTGACGAAGTAATAGCGGAACAACCCGCGCCGGAACAGGCCGCAACGGCTGCGCCTGAACCCATAGCAAATGCGCCGGAAGCAGTAGAAGCATCCGAAGGCGAGCAGAAGGAAACTCCGAAGGTATTTAGCCAGGAGGATTTGGACGCGGCCATCGGCAAGAGGCTTGCACGAGAACAAAGGAAGTGGGAGCGCGAAGCAAGGCAGGCCGAAGCACCAAAGCCCGTCCCTGTAGAGCATGTGAAGCCGGAACAATATACGACGACTGAGGAATACGTTGATGCACTGACGACTTCCAAAGCCGCCCAAATTGTCCAGCAGCAACAGTTTGCAAAACAGCAACAGGAATTGTTAGGGAACTATCACGACAAGGAAGAAGATGCGCGGAGTAAATACGAGGACTTTGAACAGGTTGCGTATAACCCCAAGCTACCGATTACTGATGTGATGGCCCAAACAATTCAAGCCTCGGATAACGGCCCCGATATTGCATATTATCTCGGCACAAACCCCAAGGAAGCTGACCGCATAGCCCGACTCCAACCGTTCTTACAAGCAAAAGAAATAGGAAGATTGGAAGCGAAAATTGCTTCTGAACCCGTAACAAAACGCACATCCAGCGCACCTGCGCCGATTTCACCTGTCACAGCTCGCGGGGGTCAATCCAGCGGTTTTGATACCACTGATCCAAGGTCAATTAAAACAATGACCACAACCCAGTGGATTGAAGCTGAGAGAGCCAGACAAGTGAAAAAGCAGGAAGCTAGGAATCGCTAATTACTTTTTAGGAGTTTTTCATGGCTAATAGCCTACTGACCATTGATATGATAACGAGGAAGTGTCTCGAAATTCTTGAGAACAACCTTGTAATTTCACGTAACGTGAATAAAGAATACGACGACAGCTTTGCCGTCGAAGGTGCCAAGATTGGCTCGACCCTGCGGATTCGTCTGCCGGATCGTGCGCTGGTGACTGACGGTGCCGCCCTGCAAGTCCAGGACGACAACGAGCAATACACCACTTTGACCGTTTCCAGCCAAAAGCACATCGGCATTAACTTTACCTCTGCCGAACTGACCATGCAGTTGGACGACTTCGCGGAACGTGTTCTCAAACCGCGTATCAGCCAATTGGCGTCGAGTGTGGATGCTGACGTTGCCAACGCTTACAAGTCGATCTACGCTACAGTGGGCACTCCGGGCACCACGCCGGCCACCGCGTTGGTTCTGCTGCAAGCGCAACAGAAGCTGAACGAATCGGCTACCCCAATGGCGCCGCGTTACGCGACCGTAAACCCTGCCGCTAACGCTGGTCTGGTCAACGGCATGACTGGTTTCTTTAACCCGACGGGCACGATTTCCCGCCAGTTCAAGACCGGCATGATGGGTGAGGGTGTTCTTGGCTACGACGAAATGAATATGTCGCAGTCGATTGTCAACCACACCGTGGGCAGCCTTCCGGTTGCGCCGATTTGCGCGTCTACTGTTCCTTCGACGCAAGGTGCGGCCACGCTGGACATTACGTACACCAGCGGCACCAAAACCATCAAACAAGGCGATGTGTTTACCATTGCTGGCGTGAATGCGGTCAACCCGCAAACCCGTCTTAGCACTGGTAGCCTGCAACAGTTTGTCGTGACTGCTGACCAGACTCTGACCAGCACCTCGGCTACTATTGCATTCTCGCCGCCGATGTATACCGCGACCAATGCGTTGGCTACGGTTGATGCGTTCCCGGCGGCTTCAGCTGCGCTGGTGTTTGTGGGAACCGCGTCCACCACCTACCCGCAGAACTTGGTCTACGGGAAAAATGCAATAACGCTTGCAACGGCTGATCTCTTGCTACCGCAAGGTGTCGATATGGCTTCGCGTCAAGTGCATAACGGGATCTCGATGCGTATCGTGCGTCAGTACGATATTAACAACGACCGTATGCCTTGCCGTGTCGATGTGCTGTATGGCTACTCAGTCATTCGCCCAACGATGGCCTGCCGTATCTGGGGTTGATAAAACTGCTTCCGTTTAGCGCGGGGGCATCTTAATTTTTAGGAGAAACAATCATGGCACTTCCTTCAGTTGGTGGCGGCTATCAGTACACTGATGGCAATCAAAGCGAACAAACAATTAGCACCCAAGCAGCGCCCCAAACGGCAACTGCAACTGCAACGCTGTCTGTTGCTCAAATAACCGGAGGTCTTTTGGTGGGTAGCCCGTCAACTACGGCGGCGTCCTACACTTTGCCTACGGCGACTTTGATTGACGCAACAATGACCAATATGAAAGTCAACAGCACTTTTTCGTTGGTGATTATCAATCTTGGCACCAGTACTGGTCTTATCACGGTAGTTGTTGGCACCGGCATTACTGCGGTAGGCAACTTGGTTGTTCCTATTACTGGCAGTGCGGCGGGTGTTAGCGGCGCGGCAGAATTTCTGTTTCGCAAAACTGACACCGCTGCGTACAGCGTTTATCGGGTAGCTTAGTAATAACACCTCGCGGTGTAACAGCCGCGAGGTGGTTTTTAAGGAATAGTATGGTCATCTACATGCGGCACTCCCTTCACGGTAACAAGGTCGCTATTGCAGAGGCCGAAGCTGAAGCGGATGAAAAGAACGGTTGGGAACGGTATACGTTAGAATCTACGGAACCGGAATCGGAACCTGTAAACGAATTAGCTAAACCTCGCGGCAGACCACGTAAGGAGCTTGCGGCATGACAACCACGGCTAACGATCAGATCAATGGGGCGCTGCGGCTGATCGGTCAATTGGCCGAAGGTGAAACGCCATCGGCGGCGACTTCGCAAGATTCTTTGACTGCGATGAACCAGATGCTGGATAGCTGGTCGTCTGAACGTCTGTCCGTGTTCTCAACGCAAGACCAAGTGTTTACTTGGACGCAGGGTTATAGTTCACGGACTCTTGGCCCGACGGGTGATTTTGTAGGCAATCGTCCGGTGCTTTTGGACGATGCAACTTACTTTCTCGATCCGTCAAACAACATTAGTTTTGGCATCAAGATTATTAACCAGCAGCAGTATGACGGGATTGCGGTTAAAACCGTTACCTCGACGTACCCGCAAGTGTTGTGGATCAACATGGATATGCCGAATGTGTCCATGTATATTTATCCGGTGCCAACTAAGGCGTTGGAATGGCATTTTATTAGCGTCACCGAACTAACTGAACCGGCTACGTTAGCAACTGAATTGGTTATCCCGCCGGGTTACCTACGGGCTTTCCGGTTTAACCTGGCGTGCGAAATTGCCGCTGAGTTTGGCGTTGAGCCACCGCCTTCAGTGCAACGCATTGCCATGTCGAGCAAGCGCAACATCAAACGAATCAATAACCCTGACGACGTGATGAGCCTGCCGTATTCCATTGTGGCAACGCGCCAACGGTTTAATATCTACGCTGGAAATTACTAGGTGAAATCGCCTATCCTTGGCGGTAGCTATGTCGCTCGGTCAATCAATGCCGCCGACAACCGCATGGTCAACCTGTTTCCCGAAGCGGTGCCGGAAGGCAGCGGCGGGAAAGAGGCGGGCTTTCTGCTACGGTGTCCTGGCTTGCGCCTGCTTGCGACCGTTGGCACCGGCCCTATTCGTGGGCTATGGGTCACCAATGGCATAGCCTATATAGTGTCCGGTAGTCAGTTTTATAGTATGACCACAAGCTACGTTGCTACTCTGCAAGGCACCGTGTCCGGCACCGGCCCTGTCAGCATGGCCGACAATGGCACGCAGATATTCATCGCGTGTAACCCGTTGAGTTACATCTACAACACATCCACGTTAGTGTTCGCGCAAATTACGGACGTTGACTTTCCGGGTGCTGGCTCGGTTGGCTACCTCGATGGTTACTTTGTATTCAACGAACCAAACACTCAAAAGTTTTGGGTGACAGCCTTGTTAGACGGTACTTCTGTAGACCCGTTGGATTTTGCCAGCGCAGAAGGTTACCCCGACGACGTAGTAGCGTTAATCGTAGACCACCGCGAAATATTCCTGTTTGGGAATACCAGCGTAGAGGTCTGGTATGACGCCGGCACGCCCGATTTTCCTTTAGCGCGGATTCAAGGCGCGTTTATGGAAGTCGGTTGCGAGGCGGCGTATTCTGTTGCCAAACTCGACAATAGCGTGTTTTGGCTAGGTTCGGATGCTCGCGGGCGTGGGATCGTCTACCGGGCCAACGGCTACACGCCAGCGCGACTTTCAACCAATGCCGTTGAATACGCCATCCAAAGCTATGGCAACATTACCGATGCCATCGGCTACACCTACCAGCAGGACGGGCATCCGTTCTATGTGCTGATATTCCCGTCTGCCGAAGCAACATGGGTTTACGATGTATCCACCAATTTGTGGCACGAACGCGCGGGGTTTGAAAACGGGCTGTTTGTTCGGCACCGTAGCAATTGCCAAATGTCGTTCAATGATGAAGTCGTGGTGGGCGACTACGAGGACGGGCGTATCTACGCTTTTGACCTTGATGTGTACGTTGACGATACCCAAACGCAAAAGTGGTTGCGGTCGTGGCGGGCGTTGGCTACGGGGCAGAATAATCTTAAGCGCACTGCACACCACAGCTTACAGCTCGACGCGGAAACGGGTGTTGGGCTTAGTGTCACGCCTGACTATGACGCTGAAAATTTAATCACCGAATCGGGCGATTATTTAATGACCGAATCGGGCGATTATTTAACGACAACTTCGTATTTTGGCACGCCAGGCTACAACCCGCAGGTCATGCTGCGCTGGTCAGACGATGCGGGGCATACTTGGTCAAACGAACACTGGAACTCGATGGGCAAGATCGGTTCTTACGGCACCCGCACCATCTGGCGCCGACTTGGTATGACCGAAAAGATTCGGGATCGGGTCTATGAAGTGTCAGGCACCGACCCCGTAAAGATTGCCATTATGGGCGCTGAACTGTTCGCTACCCCAACGAGTAGCTAATGGCTGAGCTAAACGTCACCAATATCCCCGCGCCTCGGGTGCCGTTTATTGACGAGCGCACCGGCCTTATGTCGCGGGAATGGTATCGGTTCTTTCTCAACCTATTTGTTTTGACCGGCAGCGGCAGCAATCCAACATCGCTAGATGAATTGCAAATTGGCCCACCAATTGACAATAGTTTGACCGAGCTGCTGATTCAATTTAACAAAGATATTCAAGGCGCGTTTGTTCAACCGGTTGTGCAGACGGGCACCATTGCCAATTACAACCTTGACGGTAGCCCGACCGCAGGCGGTGTGGCGTATGGCACCGGCCCGGCACTTGCGGTCAGTGCGGCAGGAACACTAGGCCAGGTATTAACCAGTGCAGGTGCGGGGACGCCGACTTGGTCAGCCGCAGCGGCAGGCACCGTTACCAGCGTGTCTGTGGTGTCAGCTAACGGGCTAAATGGCACGGTAGCCACCGCGACAACCACACCCGCTATCACGCTCTCTACGACCATTACGGGGGTGCTGAAAGGCAACGGCACCGCGATCAGCGCGGCGACTAGCGGCACCGACTACGCCCCCGCGACCAGCGGCACGTCGATCTTATACGGCAATGGTTCGGGTGGCTTTTCCAATGTCACCATAGGCACCGGCGTTGCCTTTGCGGGTGGCACGTTATCCGCGACCGGCTCGGGCGGCACGGTAACCTCGGTTACAGGAACCGCGCCGGTAGTTAGTTCTGGCGGCGCAACGCCTGCAATCAGCATGGCGGCTGCAACAACAAGCGTGAACGGTTATTTAACCAGCACGGATTGGACGACCTTTAACAACAAAGGTTCTGGCACCGTTACCAGCGTTTCTGGAACGGCTGGACGCATTACCAGCACTGGCGGAGCAACGCCAGTCATCGATCTTGCCAGTGGTATTGCTAGTGCCGGAACGACCGGCTCCGCGTTGTTAATCCCTGTTGTCACTATTGACACCTACGGTCGGGTTACAACAATTACAACGGCTGCAAATCCGCAAGGCACCGTTACCAGCGTTTCTGGAACGGCACCCGTTGTCTCATCGGGTGGGGCAACGCCAGCCATCTCAATGGCCGCGGCTACGAGTTCTGTTAACGGTTACCTGACTAGCACGGATTGGTCAACCTTCAATAGCAAGGGTAGCGGCACCGTTACCAGCGTGGCTGCGCTGACGCTCGGCACAACGGGCACTGATCTATCCAGCACGGTTGCGACCGGCACAACCACACCGGTCATCACGCTTCAGGTTCCAACCGCTTCGGCATCTAACCGAGGCGCGTTGAGCGCAGCTGATTGGACAACCTTTAACAATAAAGGATCGGGAACGGTCACCAGCGTGACCGGCACCGCCCCCGTTGTCAGCTCGGGTGGGGCTACGCCAGCGATCTCGATGGCCGCTGCAACAACGAGCGTTAACGGCTATCTGACCAGCACCGATTGGAATACGTTTAACGGCAAGGGCAGCGGCACGGTGACGAGCGTGTCGGTAGTGTCGGCCAACGGGCTGGCGGGCACGGTAGCCACCGCGACGACGACGCCTGCGATTACGCTGACCACCAGCATTACCGGCATTTTAAAAGGCAACGGCACAGCGATCTCTGCGGCGACCGCTGGAACAGACTATATTGCCCCGTCGGCGGTTGTGACCAAGACTGCAAACTTTACGTTGGCGTCAACGGAAACCTGGGTTATCAACAATAAAACAGGATCAACTTGCACGGTGACTTTACCCGCCGCGTCAAGCTGGTCAGGCCGAGATGTAACTTTTAAAAATATGCAAGCTCAGACTTTGGTGTCTGCATCAAGCAATGTGGTGCCGATTGACAGCACCGTTGCTGGAACGGCCATTCTTTTGGGTGTAGTCGGAAACTGGGCCACAATGGTGTCAGACGGCACTAATTGGGTCATTATGCAAGCCGCGCCTAACAACATCCTACTTTTGGAGTAGCCCCATGACCGTTACCGTCAAGGTTTTGATCCCCGCCAAAACCGCCGAAGCCAGCCAAACGACGCAATATACGGCGTCCAACGTCACCACGATTATTGACAAGTTTACGGCAACCAACTACACCGCAACGGCGGCGACCTTGAGCGTCAATTTGGTCACTTTGGGCGACACGGCGGGCAATCAGAACTTGATTACCAAAGCCAAGACGCTGGCGGCGTCCGAGGTATATACTTTCCCTGAGATTGTCGGCCAGGTGCTGATTGCGGGCGGGTTTATTTCAACCATCGCGGGAACGGCTACAGCAATCAACATTCGCGCTTCAGGGCGAGAAGTTAGTTAATTCGTGATACGCAAAGCAACCATAGATGACGTAGACTGGATGTTGTCTATAGCGGCCACGGCGTATCCTAAAGATACGTTTGAAGAAGCAGCGGGGCGTAATTACTTAACGGCTATTGTTAATTCTGATCGGTGTCTTTTGCTTAGAGGTGAAAAGTCTTTTATGGGAGGCGCGGTGGTATCAATACCTTACGCCCCTAGCGTTAAATACGGAACCACTTTACCAATAGCTTCTTCTGGAAATGCCGCAAGCGAGATATTAAAAATGACTAAACAAATACTAGAGTGGGCTAAAGAAAAAGGTGTTGCTTACTTTAATTTCGATGCGTTGACTGGCGTTGATTTGGGGCCATTGGCTAAACGATTTAACGGAGTGCCCATCTCCCCTACTTATAGTGTGAGGATTAATCATGTGCGGTAGCACTTTTAGTTTTATTACAGACCCAATTGAAAATCTTCTTAGCGGCGCTAACGATGCCATAGACTCGGCCAGCAGGGGTGTTGGGGATTCATTAGAACAAGCCGCGCCGGTCATTATTGCGGCAACTGCGGCGTATTTTGGCATACCGCCTGAACTGGTAACCGCTTCAGAATTAGAAGCCGCATACGCAGCGGGAACCATTACCGCTGAACAATATGCAACCGCGAACGCGGCGATAGGCATGGCGGGTGAAACGGCTAGTGGGGTATACGGCACCGCTGGCGCGGCTGGCGCGGGTGGGGCAATTGCTGACCAAGTACCTTTTAACAATTTAATTAACTCCGGAACAACATACGTTGCCCCCGGCGGCGTAGGAGGCGCGAGGGCAGGTACCGGTGCTTTTGAATACCCGGCTGGAGGGTATCCGGGTTGGGAAACGGCTGACATGGGTTCACAAGGAAGCGGTGTTTTAACCACGGGAATGGCTAACCCCGCCGCAACAATAGGTCTTATACAGCAACTGGCTAATTTTACAGGCTTGTCAACGTCAGCCATTGAACGCTTGGGCGGCGCTGGAATCAGTAGCCTGGCAAGCATGTATGGTGCTGGCAAATTAAGCCAAGCTAGCATGGACGCCGCAAATCGGTTGTCTACGGCTAATCAAGGTGCAACGGCGCTCCAAACAAGAATGTACGAAGATCAAGTTGCGCGGCAACAACCGTTCTATCAAGCGGGGCTAAACGCGTTGCCCGAATACACAAAAGGCGTAATGCCGGGTGGCGATCTGGTTCGCCCGTTTGCGGCAACGGATTTTCAAACTGATCCCGGCTACGGCTTTCGTATGTCCGAAGGCATGAAAGCACTTGATCGCACCGCTGCTTCAAGAGGTAATTTGCTATCCGGATCAACATTTAAAGGCGCGCAACGGTTTAACCAAGATTTGGCGTCAAATGAATACAACAACGCCTACAACCGCTATGTGGGCAATCAAGCCACGCAGCGCAACGCATTGGCCGGTTTGACGGGCTTTGCACCAACAGCGGCGCAACAGATAGGCAATGCGGGTAGCAATTACGCGACTAACGTAAACAACCTTGCAACCAACACGGCGACCAACTACGCCAACGCCGATCTGACCGGCGCGGCAGCACGGCAGTCAGCGTATACAGGTGCGGGTGGCGCGTTTGCAAATGCGTTGAGTCCAAACCCGTTGAACGCGTATCTCAATAAACAATTGGGGCTTGCATAATGGCTGACATCAATTTCGGTATCCTCGACACGCAAATGCCGGGCCGCATCGCGGCGATCCCGCAGCAGCAGCAGGCGCAGCAAGCGCAGAACGCCATGCAGCTCATGCAGGTTCAACAGACCATGCAGCAGAACGCTTTGGCAAAAGCCAAGATGGAAGAATACACACGCGGCGTTGCGGAAAAGAACGCGTTGCGTGGGCGCATGACGCAACCGGGGTTTAATATTTACGATCCCGCACACCAAGCGGAAATAATGGGCCTTTCGCCCGACCTTGCGCCGGGGCTTATAAAACACGCGTTAGACGTAGAAACGGCAAAATCTACCACAGCAAAAAATGCTGCTCAGACTAAAGAAGCCGGCATTAAAACCGCAAGGGCACAGCAAGAATGGAATAACCAAGCGTTGCGCGATTTGATTCCCAATCCCTCCGATGACAATCTGCGCGCGTGGGGGCAAGACGCGGTAATTAAAGGCATCTATTCTTTAGACGAATCTAGCCGGTTAGTAGATAATTTTTTAAAAATTCCGTTAGAAGAACGTGCGAATCAGTTTAAACAATATGGCGCGCCTGCGGCTGCGCCTGTTACGCCAACTGAATTAAGCAAATACGTTTCTGAACGTGCGGCTATGTTACCCGGCGACCCTCGCATAGCTAATTGGGATGCAAAAATAGCGGAGCTTAGTACCGCGCCGGCAGCGCAACGCGACATTACAAATAGACAGGGTGCTGACCGAATTAAACAAGGTTGGGGGCAACTTAATGTAGCGCAACGCAACGCAAGCGTTAACGAAGCGCGTCTTGAGTTGCAAAAAAATGCGCCTAAACTTGGCTTGGTTGATCCAGAGGACATTGACCGTGTTGCACAAGGGGTTGCCAGTGGTCGGATACCGGTGGACAGGTTAAACGGCACCACCGCAAAAATTTTCGCTGGATTACTCAAAGCCAATCCAGACCTTGATTTTACCAAAACAAGTATTCAACAAGCCGAGGATAAAGCAAGCGCGGTGACCACCGCACGAATTGGAGCCGAGCAAACACGCGCTACAAGTCTTACCCCCGAAATGATAAAGCAAGCCGGCGAAGCGTATAACACCAACGGTAAATTGCCGTCGTTAGGTAGCGGGGCACAAGCAGCGGTAGATCGCGTGGCTATTTTGCGTTATGCCTCCGAAAACAACCCAACTGACGCAACAACAAAAGCGGTAAATAAAGCGCAATTGGATGCCCTGGTTCCGTTGGCAAAACAAGAAGCGGCGGTAACAAACTACGTTAAGACGTTTGACAAAAACATAGAGCTTGCGCGGGCGGCATTAACCAAAGTATCTAACACTAATATCCCCGCGCTTAATGCTTGGTTAATTAACCCCGCGCAACGTCAACTTACCGGCGATCCCGATTTAAAAGCGTTGGGCGTTTACGTCAGTAGCTTGCAAGCAGAATTTGCAAAAATTCAATCAGGCGCAATGGGTAACTCAGTAACCGCCGATGCCGCGATTAAACGCGCGCAAGACACGATTAACACCGCTGACAGCCCACGAGCGTTTAGGGCTGCGTTGGATGCAATGGTAAAAGAAAGTCGTAACCGGTTAGACAGTTTTGAAGATACCCGAAAAGAAATGACGGCAAAAGTAAGGGGGCAACCCGCACCAGCTACATCACCCCCGCCTGCTGGCGCGGGCGCAACTGTGAGGAATTGGTAATGGCGACCCGCGACGTTACGGTTACGTTTGATGACGGCACATCAAACATATACAAAAATACGCCCGAGGACATTACGCCACAGGCTATCCAAACACGTGCCGAAAAAGACTTTTCAAAAAAAGTAACCGGCATTGATGGTGGTCGAAAACCGTCTGAAATACCCTCGGGCCGTAGTGTTGGCGGTTTTATATCAAATATAGGCTCCTCCGCAGGGCAACTGGTTGGGGGGCTGGCTAACATGGTTATGAGTCCTATTGACACCGCCAGCGGCATTTTGGATATTGGCGCTGGCGCGCTACAAAATGTGTTGCCCAAAGCCTTTGTTGATTTTGTCAACAAAAGTGAAACGCCCGAAGCACTTGCAGCGGGGCAGCGCGCGGTTAACGCCGCTAACGCTGCGGGGGGGTTTTTTAAAGACAGATACGGTTCGTTGGACAAAATACAAAACACGCTCTATACCGACCCCGTAGGTGCGGCAGCGGATATTTCAAGTTTATTTACGGGCGGCGGTGCGGCAGCAACGAGGGTAGCCGCCGCTTCGCGCGGCCCCATCGTAGCCGGCGCTATGGCCGGCCTTCCTGGCATGGGCGCTGCGGCAAGCACTTCTGGCGCACTGTCCACCGCAGGCAAAGCGTTAAGCACCGCAGGGCAATACACAAATCCGTTAGCTGCGGTTGGCCCAATAGCGGGTGTGGCGGGGAATATGGCGTTGGCTGTGCCCGGTGTTCAACGGGCCGTAAACTTAGGCACCGGCGCGGTAAAAAAAGTTGCCGGCGTGGGGTATAACCTTATAGAACCGGCGCTCCCCGGCGGCGCAGAAGCAATAAAAAACCGCGCTATTGCAGCGGCATTTTCATCAGACCCAATTAAAGGCACGCCAGACATTGCCAAAATGAGCCAAGCAATAGCGATGCTGGAACAGGGAATGAGCATCGAACAGGTTGCGGTTGCGTTGAATAGCCCAGGGCTAGCCGCAATGGCTAAAACATCTCAAAACGCTAACACCGCGTTGGCGGGCATTTATAGCGTAAGAGAGCTAGCATTAAAAGAGAGCCAAACTAATCAATTGGCAGGTGCAAGCGCAAATCTTAACGCACTTAGCCAAGCCAATCTGCCGCCTAGCGCGGGGTCGCCTAACCTACCCCGTCAGGCAGTCAACACGGCGCTGTTACAAGAACAGGCCGCGCTGGCGGCGCAACAAACTGCCAGAACAGGCGCGTTGACAGCGGAACAACAAGCCGCTGAAACGGCGCTGGCGCAACAGCAAGGTCAACTAACCGCAAGCGTAGCCAACCCTAGGCAAATGGAAGTTGGCGACACACTTACCAAAGCGCGCGCAGACCTAGAAAGCAAAGCGCGTACGGAGGTGGTTACACCCGCGTATACCGCAGCGTTTAAAGCCTCGGTAGAACCGTTCAGTTTTGCGCCGGTAGAAACGGCGGCCAAAAAATTAGCCGCCGATCAGTCTACGCAACTTGACCCGCGAATTGCGCCGTACACTACCGAAGCCTTGCGGATGTACGGTACTAAAACGCCTCCCCCGTCGCCTATTACCGGCGCCCCACCCCCCGCGCCAGCGCCGGCAATGGTAACGCTTGAGGAAGCAGATAAACTAATAAAAGCGTTGAATATAGATCTGGCAGCTATTCGCGGAAATGTAGACTCTCTGTCAAACATGACGCGCAAAAATTTAATGGAACTTAAATCGGCGGCTGAACAAGCTATTACAACTGGCGTATCTAAAGAAGCCGCTACGCTTTATAAAAACGCCCGCACGCTGTACAAAGATAAAGTAGTCGAGCCATTCCTCAAAGGTTGGGTTGCTAACTTGGAACGCGAAGGCGCAACAGGTACACAAATACTGGCGCCCAGTAAGGTAACACAGAAGATACTGAGCAGCGAAGAAGATGCCATTCGTGCGGTTGCGGCGTTTAACGAATCGCCGGTAGCGTTGCAAGCCATCAAAGCGGGCGTAGAAGGTGAATACCGCGCTGCGGTTGTGGCGGGGGGAACAAAACATAAAGACTGGATGGACGCGCATAAGTTTCAACTAGAAGCTCTTGATAAGGTTGGTTTGGGTTTAACGCAGCGGCTGGAAAGTCTTGGCGGCAGCGCACAGAAATTAACACAAACCGCTGCCGAACTAAAAGACACGGGTAAAGCTATACCTAGCAAAGTTACCGCCGAATTTAAAACGCAAAACGAAGCCTTGACCGCAGTGTCTAACGACTTAGCATTTAAGAACGTAAGCGATCTACGCAAGTCTGTAGTCAAAGACGAAGCCACAATGAACCAAGCGTTGCGGCGCATGGACGACCCGGCAAAAGCTGCGTTAGCTCGCGGCGTCATGCAAGATGTAAAGACATTGGCAGAATTAACCGCTAACGAAAAGCCCATTATGGCTGCATTGCGTGCGGCTGATCCTGCTACTGCTACGCGCATCATGGCTAACGCCAAAGAAGCCTTTAGGATACGTTCGCTAATAGAAAAAGCGCAAAAGGCGCGGCCCGCAAATGCGTTGGGCGCAGAACAACGCGTTGCGGATTTAACCCAAGGGTTGCCCCAAGTTCGCGCGGCGGTGCAAAAAATACAAGCCGAAATAGACCAAAGCACTAGCTTTGATAAACTAGCGGCAAAAGGTGTAGCCGCAGGCGGTGGTGTTGGAAGCCTAGCTACTGAATCCGCCGGCCCTGTAGCGGCAAGTTTTAGCCATGAAATGAGCATGATAAATTTTGTAATGCGTAGGCTTAAAGGATTGACAGACGATAAGCTGGCCGCGCAGATTGGCGTTGAGCTTGCTAACTCCCCTTCCGCAGCGGCGATGATCGCTAAAGCGCAAACCAAAGCGCAGCCTAAAGCACCAACACGCATTGAGATTGTCGGCGGGGGCGCTACGCCACGTCGGCAAAATATGCTGTCCGGCGCTGTAATAGCTAACCAGCTTTCGCAACAGCAACAACAATCGCAATAATCCGTAGCTCAAAAAAACCAAAACAGATTGGCACCCCAATAATGGCAACCTCTACCGAACTCGACGTTCGTCTGACCTCGCACGAGGCGGTGTGCGAGCTGCGCTACGACAGCATCAACGCAAGGTTAAAACGCATTGAAATGATCGGCGTTACTGCTGCGGGTGCCATTATTATGTTGCTGCTAAATTTAGTTATGAAAGGCTGACCATGAAAACGCTATTGCTGCTGGCCCTGTTATCGACTAATGCGCTTGCGGGTGGCGTCAACCTGATGATGTGCAATGGCGAGTTTGCTTTGTGTGCGGCGTCGGCCAGCGTGCCGACGGGCAAGACCATCAAGGTAGATGGTAAGGAGTTCCAAGAGGGCATGGCGGTATGCCCAGTGTTGACCGGCAAATCCATTGCCAATGCGGATCTGATGAAGGGTAGCTGCAAAGCACCGCCGGGTAAGGTCTGGTCACTATTCTCAACGGTCACCGAATACCCACAGGCGCCAAGCTGGGCGGTGGTCACCATGACACCCAGGACGTTTGTCACCACGACTGCCGCCGGTGGTGGCATGAGTAACCAGTGGTCATTTCTGTGCGACAAGCAGGCCAAGAAGGTCAACAACGTGCAGCTCGCCAACTGTTACGGGCCGATTAATGAAAGCCCCTGGTCAAACGGCCATGTAGCACCTGGTAGCACTTCGTTCACGGCTGCACCCGTGGGTGCGGCAAATCCCGTTGGCGGCAATGTGCCGAGTAAATAATGCTTCCCCTCGGCGCAATCCTAGACATCGGCAGCAAGCTCGTCGATAAGTTTTTCCCCGATCCGCAACAGGCTGAACAGGCTAAACTGAAGCTGCTGGAAATGCAACAGAATGGCGAACTGGCACAGTTAAATGCTGACGTTGCAGAACAACATGAACTGACCGAACGCCTCAAAGCCGATATGGGCAGCGATTCGTGGTTGTCCAAGAACATCCGGCCTATGACGCTGATCGCCATCCTGACCGGCTATTTCACGTTTGCTGGACTGTCGGCGGCTAAGATCGACGTTAATGAGAGCTACGTGCAACTGCTGGGCCAGTGGGGAATGCTCATCATGTCATTTTATTTTGGCGGTAGAACGCTTGAAAAGATCATGGATATGAAGGCCAGAAAATGAAAGACAAACTAACTTTTATTGTCACCACAATGGTTAGTTTCACGCTCTGCATCGTCATCGTCGGGATGGTGTTTGCTTTGTGTTTTGGGTTGTTTGACAAAGAAGTTAACAACGAGGACATTTTCAAATTGTTAGCCCCCGCGTTTCAGACCATTATCGGCGGTTTCA